GTCGAAAAGTTTTTTATCGTCGTGTATATCATTTCAACGACTGAATCTGGAATCCTGTGATTATCCGAAGTACACCGACTGAGTGCCGGGAGTGAACGAATCACCGAGATTATTGACTACGATTACGTGGTAATACAACTCTGCTCCAAAGATGTTGTCAACAACGCCGTAACGTGTTAACAATCCAACTCTAGGTGCGAAGTCATTAGGACCTACTGTACGCTGTACCATCACTGGGATGTACGGGCAATAAATGATACCTGTGTCGTAAAACTCAGGTCCCTTATAGCCCAACAGTATGTACTCAAGACGCTCTGAACGCTTATTAGCTTCAAATTGTCCTTCTGTACGCGTGTCGCGGTAAACGTTGAACCTTCCGCCAAGATTTCCGACGCGTGCGATCCCAACGGGTTGGGTATTCACATTGCCTTGAACTTGCATCCACTGAAATTCAGGGAGCATTTCCAAAATAGCACAAACGCGAGGTGTAGCAACTAAAAAGTTAGCAGCACCACGACGATTGCGTATTGCAATACGATTCGCTTCGACAATTATCTTTGCGTAGAGGTCACGATTACGTTCAGCCATCCAACGGCCATCAGCTTTAGCAGGGCTCCAGGTGCTAACACCCTTGCCTCCTGTAGCATGTTTGGCTGCGACTTGAACCATTCTCATGAGCATTTCACGGTCGATTTCGGCCTGAATTTCATACGACATAGCGTTTGTCAATTCAGTATCGATATCAATACCATTCATGTTCTTGAGGTCTTGTTCAAGTTCGACGGACCAACGAGCAGCAAGCCTACGAGTACCAGCTTCAACAGCGGTCTTTTCAAAAGAAACTACCATCTGTGGAATGTTACCGGTTAATTCGTAATCAGCGAGCTTTTTGGCTACACCAGCATCGTCAGCAACGAATTCACCGATATTATCCCAACCAGCACTTAAGTCTGATTGTTGTGTACCTGTGAAGCGTGTGTCGAGGTCTTGATATCCAACTTCATCCTTACCGGTTTCGCGCAAGTCGTCAAGACTGCCGTCTCCAGAAGGTTGGTCGTTACCAGACTGGGTGTTGTGTGGTCCAAGACCAACTCCACCACCGGCTGTGCCGTGCCCGTCAATGCCACCACCGAGTGAATCATCCTCGTACTTGTAACGCATAGCGAAAGCAAGTCCGACGGGACCACTCATTGGCTGAACACCAACGATCTCATTAGTAATTAGTTCAGGAAATGTACGCCGAATCATCGGAATGAGGATCTTTGGAAGCCTCGCGTCGCCTTTAGCATAGAAATCGCTGGCAGGTGACATTGCACCTCCATGACCCATACTGCTGCCGCCGCCGGCTCCGCCTCCTCCGAATACTCCACCCATACCGGCTGAATTCTCGTTCAAGCACCATGACTCTTGGTTTTCCAAAAGAATGGCTGTGTTGAGACGAGAATGATCATCGGTGATAGGTGCAACATTATCGGAAGAGTAATCAAGAACCGGGGCCCACTTCTCAAGAAGTGTTCCAGCTCTTTGCTCATCGATATAAGATTGTGCGGGTTTTACCTGTGACATATTATAATGTTCTCCATAACTCAGGCCCGAAGGCCTCAAAAGTGTTACGTCCTGTTTAACTCCTCCATATAGTTGTTAAACAAGCCCTGGTCCTGTAGACCTTGTGGTTCAGATTGAGCAATTTGTTGCTCAACGCTCTCTTCAACAATCGAAGCCTGTCTCTCGACGGGACGATCAGCCACTTGCTTGTCAGCTGTGGCTTGTTCTTTTAGAGTTGCGAGTTTATCTGTTTCAGATTTTTCAAACATATCAATAGTGAATTGATAGTTTTCTTTTATAAATTGTGCGTTCTTATTCGCTAAGACTTTCTCTATGTGCCTCTTCTTGACGCTAGGCAGTCCTGAGGTGAGTTGCTCCAATACTATTTTCGCTTCTTGTCTTAACATCTTCTGTTTGAGTTGTACGTTCTCAGCTTGTAGTGTCTTGGCATTTTCAGTGGATGCATCTATTTGTTTCTTGCCATCCATTACTGCTTCTCGGATTTGTGTGTTGGCTAGAGCATTATCAATTGATAACGTTTTTCTGAGATTTTCTAAGATGTGTGTTGCGTGTTTGTTTTTAACAGCTTCTGCAACGTCTTCTGTCGGAATGGCTTTCTCGACATACAGGTCAAGGTAGTTACTGATGTTATCAACAACACTCTCTTTAAAGTTACCAGCATCAGTATCAAGCTCTTTTTTAAACTTGGAAACTAATGCATAAAGTTTTTGTGAGTGATTTTTGTCTATGGCTTCTACAACCTTATGTAGCTTCTTCGAATGATCGCCATCAATAGCTTCTAGTAGCTTCTCTAGCTTCACTGCATGAGCTTCGTCTTGCTCAATCAATGCTTTCTCTACTCGTAAAGCAGATAGCTCCTCTGACTTTTCTTGAACTGATTGTGTGTAAGCATCTTCAATTGCCCCTAAGGTTTCCTCAGACAAAACGTCGGATGCTACTTTTTTTAGTTGTTCTGATATAGTGTTCTCGCTCATTTCTTAAAAATATTTATGCTTTTGTGGTGACTTATTTTATCAGATAGCTTCTTTTCTATTGTCTTTTTAAGGAATTCATTAGCTTTCGCATAATTTTTTTCACCTAAATGCTTTACAAACTGTGCGATCTGATCGCGCTCATTGGGTTTTTGGTTGTTGCTCATGATTAAATTTTATTTTTTATTTTGGCTAAAAATGTTAATATATTTTCCTTAATATATGTT